CCAGGGTCGGACAGCAGCGCGACGATGGACACGCCAAGCGAGGTTGCCACCATTGCGGCGAGCGGGCGCCCGTTGTTGAAGTTGACGCCCGAACCCGTGTTGCTCATGGCATCAATTTGATATCCCGCTCCCGTCACGGCGGTTGAAGCAGCAGGAAGGGAGCCAGGCTGTATCTTCTTCGCGTTCTCGGCGCCGGTCTTAGTAGGCGCGGAGATACGGATCGCGATGCGGCTAAACGCCTTCACCAGCGCGGCGTTGTCCTTTAGGTACGCGGAGTACGCGAGCACCCACAAGTACGCGGGGAGCGCGTCGGGAAGTCCCCAGGTAGCCCCGGCCGGTCGGTTGTACGCCTTGTGGACGACAACCCACTCGCGGTTCACCGATTCGGTAGTACCGCCCGTGAACTCGATGCTGGACTTAGCCTTCTTGTCGTACAGGTCTGTGGAGTACCACGTACCTTCAGTACCGAGGCTACGCTTGATGTACTTGATGCGGCTCGGGTCGTTCTTGTCCACGACCGCGTTCTCCACCTGAGACAGCGGCAAGTGAACCGTGTCACCCGTCTTCTTGTTCACCAAGGTGAAGCGGTTGCCATCGGTGAATCGGGCGCGCATGAGCGTGTCATGGCCCTCTTCGGAGAAGAACAGTTCGTAGTTGAACGGGTCGTTGATGCGACGCTCCACTACCGTCTTGGCGGTAGCAGGCTTGATGGTGATGTCCACCCCTCGTGCGTACACGTAGTCGCGGCGAAGTTGATGGGCGCGCTGAAGTAGTGGGTTGGTGCTGGTCATGTCCCGCAGCCGCGACGACAACTGCTTGATGACGGCGAGCTGCGCACCGGACTGCGTGGTGCCGGTGGTCATCTCGACCCATCCGATTTCGGAGGCGTCGGTCATGCGACCGATCACGTCGTTGAGCTCTTCCTTCAACAACTCGTTGTTGCCTTCGTAGGAGTCAGCGAGGTCCGTCAGCCGCTCGATCTGTTCCAGGAGTTGCTGCGCCTCGAACACGTTCATCGGGGCCGGCTCAACCGGAATCCAGTTGGGTACGGTTTCTACGGATACGGGAGCGGAGTTTTTGCGAGGCATGGAAGCCATGATACTCCCTTTACTTCGTCTTTACCAGCCCAAAGCATCCAGTTCAAACACTCCGTACTCGGAATCCTCTATATCCTCAACAGAAATCGACGTTTTTCCCGGCTTTGGTCCGTCAAGATACTCCATGTCGGCGGCGGCGTAGATCGCGGCGTCCGCGAAGTCAGGAGACTTCAGTCCGCGCCGACGCATGTCATCCTTGGACTCGATGAGCAGACCATTGCTCGCGGCAGCGAACTTGTACTCAATACCCATAAGCTCATCCGTCAATTTCTCGTCCAAAGGATCGAGGTCGAGGTGCTCGCCTTGTAGTCCATAGCGGAATCGGTCGTACCACCAGGCACGGGCGTTGTGGTGCTGTGTGCGGTCGGGAGACTTTTCCGAACCGACCATTGCCACGAGCACATAGTCGGCATTATCTTCGTTACGAATCTCTGCCACACGGTCCAGGATCGGACCACCCACTCCGGTGGTGTCGATACGAACTTCAGAGGCCATCAGTTTCATCGCTTGGTCGTGAATGCGCCGAGCGGTGGACATGCCATCCAATTTCGTCCACGAGTCTACGAAGCGAATCTTTCCGCCGTAGTTGGAGTAGATGACGTTCGAGTCAGTACCGAAGCGCGCCACGTCAACACCCAGGATCGGACGCTGGCCCGTGGGAGGTATTTCGAGGTCGTGGGCTTTCGCCATATCCTCCTCGGTGATGAGGGAGAAGTCTGAGTCGAAGGCGAACTCGCCCAGCACGCGCGAGATGTAACGCGGCGTGCCTTCGCCGTACTCGTCCTTCTTGCCGTCTACATACGATTGGTCCGACAACGCCTTTGCGACTTCTTCGGGAACTTCTTCACCCGTGAAGTTGGGGTTGTCGAATACCGAGATGGTGTGGAACGTCCAGTTGGCAGGCTTGTTTTTAAACAGCTTTCCGACGTGACTGGAAGGGTTCGTGGGGTTGAGGATGAGGACGCGTCGGGACTCCTCCGTGGAGGTGATGTTGCCAAGCGCGTCAATCATCTCTTCGGTGAGGCCGACAGCCTCATCGCCAATAGCGAGCACACCGCCCTTGCGGGAGTGGATACCTTGGAAAGCGTCGTCTGTCTTATGGTCCGGGGGCTTGCGACCAAAGCCGATTTTCTGTCCGCTGTCCGACTTCCACTCATTTTCAGAGGTGATGTAGCCGGGAAGCGGAGCATACGTGAGTCCGTCTTTGTACCGCTGGTTCACAGCGTCGAAAATGTTGCGTACCTCGAACCAGACGATTGCGCCAATCTGGTGAGCGCTCGGCGCCGTGGAGGCCACACGGCCTGTCGGCCAGCGGGTGTCCATCCACCAACAGATGAGGACGGCAGCCCACAGCGACTTACCTACGCCGTGCCCGGCCTTCACCGCTACGTCGTGATTGTCCACGATAGACTGCGAGATTTCGCGCTGCTTACTCCACAGGAAGATGCCGGCGCGCTCGTCGGCCCACTTTACGGGGTCCCAGTAGTAGGACGCTTGGTTGCGCTGTTGACGACGGCGGGTTAGCGCCTCATCAATCGCTGCTTCGAACATCGTCTCGCGCCAACTCGATTGCCTCTTCGATCACGTTTGGATCGAAGTCGGGGTGCTCTTCGGAAAGGATTTCGCGGGCACGGCGCATCAAAGCGTCCATGTAGTCCATCATCTGCTCGGCTTGCATACGGACCATCATCGCTATCTCGGCCTCGGTGGCGCCTTCCATCTCGCCCATCGTTTTACGGGCGAGGTCGAGGGCACGGATGAGGGCGCTGTAGTCCTTGGAGTCCTGGGAGTTCTTGGCGATTTCCATGAGCTCGTCAACGATCTGGTTGACGCGGTGCAGTAGCAGTTGCTTGCGCTCGGGATCGGTCCAGAAGTTCTTGTCCGCCAACATCTCGCGGACGCGCACGGCGCACTCGGCAGCACTCAGCGTGCCGCCGATAGACCGCGACAACTCGTTAGGGCTAAGGCCCCGCGCCGCACCGTTCAGTAACCTCGCATCGAATGCGGAGAGAGCTTTGTGCGTTGGCGCGGACGCCTTTTTCCTGATTGCGAGTTGCTGGGGTACAGTCAGCGCAACGGCGGCGAGTTCGTCGCCCTCATTCACCGGAAAGGGTGTTGCCATAACGGCCTACCCCTGCTTCAGGGGTAACGACGGGTGTCTCGACGGTTTCGGCGTTAGCCGCTTCAGTATCTTCCGTGAACGTGTTGCCACCTTCGAGGAGGTCCTTCACATTGTCCGGTAGTTCGACGTTTTTGGCCGTGGCGTTCGCGCGGGCGAGTACGCCGACTGCGGTAGCGATGAGAGACTTCCAGAACACGTTCCAGTCGCCATTGGCAGCTACATAGAGTGTGTAGAGCGCCGCAAGGATCGCGCCGTATGAGTACACCTTCTGGCGTACCGCGAGCGGAATCTCCTGCAACTTCTCCTGGATGAGAGTGATGAGGTTCTTGATAGGGTCCATTACTTTGCCGCCTTCTCGAGTGCCGCCCACGCGGCTTGGGTCTTTGGTCCGTACACACCGTCAACGGGCACGCCGAGGAGGGTTTGTGCAGTCTCACGGTTGGTCCGGTTGGACGTGTACCAGCCACGCAGGCCGAGCACCTTCTTGATGCGCGCCACCTTGACCTGCGCTACGCGCCGCTCCTCAGCCGCCTTGGCTAGCGCAATGGCAACCTGGTCGTGGTTGGGGTTGTAGTTGAAGTGCCAGTGCTCGTTGGCGTCTTCCGTCCAGCCGTTGTGGGCGCCATGCTCTTTCAGCCAGCCTTCGGGACCCATCGGTACGTCGATGGCAATACCCTTGACGTGGTTCGACTGCGACGGAGGCAGGGCGAAGTTCGCGTAGGGACCCCCGTTGAGGTACGCGATGTATTTGTTGCGGAGAACCTGCTGCGCCTCAGCCGACCGATAGGCTGACGTGATACCAGCAGGAAGCCCCTGCGCACGCATACGCTTGTAGGAAGCGGCGGCGTCAGAACGGAGACGGTTAGTGAGGGTGATGAACGAGAGTGTCATGGTGCTTCCCATCTTACCCGAAAACGGGCCTTAGGTAAAGGTTAGGTCAAGAATAGGACGCCGTTGTCGATAATGGCAATCTCCGAGTTGGCGGTCGTCTGCGTCCAGATGCGGTACCGGCCGGCCGTAAGACCGTTGATACGGGCGGCTATGTTACTGCCCACCACAACGGCGCTAGCCCATGTAACAGGACGCTCGGTGTCCGGCACGATGGCGTACTTCACTCCCGTGATCGTCTCCACTCCGTCCACCGTCACTTCGAGAGGAAGGAGCTCGTTGGTCTCGTGCGGCATGATGGTCACTGTGTCATTCATGGTTTTCCTCTAGGTCTGAACGGTACTGGTGAAGCGTCTGTCTCCCAGTTTACCAGTGATTCGTCGTTCCCCCAAAGAGCCACCGAAACGACGCGCTCCCACCGACGAGGTGAATACGTGGTTGATACTGCCGACTGTAACCCCCGTTACTACGAGAATACCGTCCCCCAAGAAAACGACTGATCCCGTGAACAGGGGCGTGCCAACTACAGACAGCGATCCGGCGCCCGCGAGAAGAGCTGTTCCAACGGTCTTCGGACCACCGCTAACGACAAGCGCACCAAAACCTGTGAGAACCACTGCCCCCATAGTAGTTGGACTGCCGGTGACGGTGAGTGACCCCGACCCGGTGAGCGGCACGGCGCCGCTCGGTTTCGGGGAACCGACGATAACCAGCGCGCCTGAACCCGAGAGGGCAACTGCTCCCGAAGGTGCGGCTACTCCCGTAACGGTGAGGACACCTGATCCGACCAAAGTCACGGTACCGGAATACCCCGAAAAAGCGTTTCCCGATACCGTCAAGGTACCTGTACCACCCAGGACGACAGTC